TCAATGGAATTTTTTTAAACTGCTATCAATCTCATTCGCACTCTTGAAAAAATCCAAACTCAAAAGCACTTCTAAAATCCTAACGATGCCTTTAAGGCTCAGTTCTACTTGTTCGGTGAAAAGATGATTACCTTTTAAAGCGTTTTGTAATTGCTTTAAAAGCTCGTTAGTGATTTCTTTCACTTCGGGCTGTTCGCTAATCTCTAAAGCGCTATTAGGCAAATTAGGGTAATTCATTTCAACACTCCATGATTATCTATAAGAGAGAGTAACGCGCATCCCCACAATAAGATAACTCACTAATAAAAAAATATAAAAAGCATTTTCTACATTAAAAAATATTTTTAACTTTTCATTAAGTTTTTTAATGGTATCCCATTCATCATTAGTTACTCCCATGTTCAAATCCTTTTCTAATTCGCTAACGCTGTCAAATTTCAAACTTTTAACGCTTTGAAAATCTTTCTGTTTCTTTTGCCACTCATAAACTAAAAAACAACCTACCACTAAAAACCAAAACCACAAATGAGGCTTATCGGTAAAACTCATGCTCAAACAAACCATATTAAGACCAAAAAAATTAAAAGCGTTTTGATGCGTTTATCAAGTATCCTTCTCGCTTCTAAGATAATGTCAAATGGTTTCATTTGTATTGATTTCATTTTTTTAATCCTTGACTTTTTAAAGTTTTTGTTTTATAGTTTCAAAATACATTAGCTTTATCAAATATGTCTAGCACTCAGCTCATAACTGATGGTCAATTGCTATTCTGAGATTTTGCTAATGTTTTTTTATAGATTAGACTATCCCTATAATTTCCTCTTGCCTTATACATTGTTTTTAGCATTAGTTCATTCTTAGCATTTGATACTTGCTCCACCACTACAAAAAATCCATTTATTTGATTAAAACTCGCTACTACCGGTCTGTTTTGATTATCTTTTAGTTTTAAGGTTTCATTAGCTTGTTTGGATAATTCTCTATAGTTAGCTATGTCTTCATACGCTAAATTTTTGTGTTCTTTTAGTATGTGGTTAATAGCTTGATGGTCAATAACCGCTCTTGCATCATCTGGATATTTCAATTGTAAATCTTTAGCAAAACTTGGCTCTATCTTTTCAACAGCTATTCGTTTATGATTTTTTTGAATGTATTCAACCGCTTCTGCGGTGAAATTTTGCACTCCTAAAATAGGCATACTGCTTCCAGTTCGTGGGCTTTCATCAATGAGTTTTTAATTTCATCAAATCAAGTTTTTAACTGCTTCAGCTTTAGTTTCTTTCTCTGTTTCTAATTTCGCTAACTTTTCGGCGTTAGCTTGCTCTAAGGGGCTTAAAGGCTCTTGCGTTTTAATCGTGTTTGTGGTAGGATTAGGTTTGTTAGAGTTTAAGGGTAGAGTCTCACCCTTTGTGATTAGTGGAGATGTATATAAAACTTTCGCTATCCTCTTAACCTTTTTTCATAACCTGTTATCACCCAATGATTAGGTAATTTTTCTCCTTTCCAATTATCTTTCAAACCTACTCTTATATTTTGGTATTCAATAGCTACTCTGCCGTTTCGTTCTACCTTAACGCCTTTGTCAATAACTTCTGGTATCGTTTTAACTACGCTCATGGCGTATTCTTTAGCTTCTGCTTCGTTTATTCCATTGTTAAACGCTTGCTCTTCTCGGCGTTTTAAGATGTGTTCTAACCCGTAATCTTTATTACCCCAAACCAAATCAATATCCCCTAATCCTTCCTTATAAAACGCTCCCGCTACAAAACCTTTTTTAGTTTCTAATAGCTTGTTAATCGCTCCTAAACCATCACCTTTGAACTCGCTATAATTATGTCCCCACTCGCTAGGCACTTCAAGTTTTTGTATCCCTTTCTCGCTCTCTTTTTGCATGTCCTTCACGGCTTCTATTAAGCGGTTTAATACGGGGTTGTTTTCATTCGGCTCTCTATTGACCATTAAAAGGTAATGCGTGAAGTCGTAAATGTCAATGTCCTTAAATTCCTTACTTTTAGGATCGAACATGTCTTTAGTAACATCTGCGATCTTGAACTCTTTCAAGCCTTTTTTAATGTTATCGCTCTTTAACGCTTCAAATAACGCCTTGCTAGGATCATCAAACCTTGCAAATCGTGCGATCGCACCTCCTAAAATCTCGCTAATGTCGCTTGTGGCTTGATCGCTCTTTTCAAACATGTCTAAAGAACTCGTTTTATAGAATTTCTCGCTCAAATCTTTTAAGCTCTCGCTCGTGGTTTGGTAATTCTTTAAATTCGCAAAACTGCGATCCATGATATCGCTTAAATAAGCGTTTAAACTCACCTTAGGAAAATTCATGTCATGGATTAGATTATGAAAGCTTCCGGCGTTATCTACAAACATTTTTTTAACCTTTTCATAGCTTTTAATGTCGTTAGAAAAGGCTTTCTGCCAGCGGTTGAGTAATTCTATCCCTTGCGTCTTGGTCCTTGGCATGTTATACATAAGCAACGCTAAATTACTATCGCCTACATTAGGGTGAGTGGCTTTGTCAAAATTAAGGTTTTTAGCGACGATGTTTTTTAATGAGTAGATGTTATCAGCGTCTAATTTCTTGTCTAATTCTTTCAATTTCGCTTCGTAATGGCTTAAAACCGCTATCGCATGATCGCTCTCGCTGTTAAAGCGTCCTTGATTAGATGAAGCCGCTAAATTGTTGATCTCGGTGTTGTCTAGGCGCTTATTTGGCACTCGCACTAATAGCTCGTCCGGCGCTAAGTCTATGTGATAGTATTCCTTGATCGCTTTGTTGTAGATATAACGGCTTTTAGGCGTGAAGTTCAGCATGCCTTGGATGCGGTGGTTTCCTGCGATCACTTGCCCATCGTGTAGAATGATCGGTAAATCTTCAAACCCTCCGCTCCCAAATATCTTTTTAGGATCAAAATTCTCCGCTATGCTTTTAATCTGTTCTTCGTTCATGTCCGTTCTCTTTTGTGTCCCGCCTGTGGTAAAGCTTGGTTTTAGATCTTTGGCTTTGACTATCGCATAATCTAGATCGTAAATCTCTCGTTCGTTCAATCTCACTCGGCTTTTGGGGATCTGCGCTTGGATCTGTGTGGGTATATCCTCTCCTACTTCTATTTTAGTCTGGCTTTCAATATTGCCCGCATTGCCTCGCTCGTGTTCTAATTTCTTTTTTAACGCTTCTTTGCGCTTTAATTCTTGCTCTTTAGCTTTTAAAAATTCTTGTTCGCTTTCTTTGGCTTCGCTTTCTAATTTCGCTAACTTTTCGGCGTTAGCTTGTTCAAGGGGGGATAAATGGGTAGGTTTTGGTGTGGTTTGGTTATCTAATTCTGTATTTTTTAATAAATCCTCTTGATCTTTTAAAGGTTTTTGAGTAGGATTATTTTCATCAAGGGTAATGGGTTGTGTCCCGTTATCCTTTGAGGCGCTAGGTTGTGGCCTGGCATCTCTAAAATCTGTAAAATTCCTATCGCTATAAAAATCAAAAATCTTATTCCCATCGTTTAAATCATCTATAACTAACCTAAGCTTAACGCCGTTATTATCCCATTCATAGCCGTATCTAAAGCCGTTTTTAAGCCTTTCAAAACTCTCTAATAACACGCTTCCGTTTTTTATGACTTCGCTCATGTTAATGAGTTCGTCGTTAGTTAGTCCGCCTGTGTTCTCTACTCCGTAATGTTTAACTAAAATCTTCTTTTTAGCTCCCGCATGCCTTGTGCCTTGATCTAAAATGTAAAGGTCGTTTAAGTCTATCCCTTTAATCTCTGTTTGATCTAACTCGCCTTTAAACACCTTTAAAACCTGCTGCTGTTCTTTAGTCAGCTTGCTTTCATCAATCTTTTGTAATTCTTGTAAGGCTTTTTCGTATTTAGTGGCTTTTGCTTTGATTTCTTCGCTCGCTTGCTTGATTCCGTTAGTGAGCTCTTCAATGATTTTAAGCGTGTTGTTAGAAAATTTAGCGTTTTGTGCGCTGAGTTCTAAATTCTTACTAAACTCGCTTATGCTGTGGCTTCTCTCTAACGCTCTTTTTAGGTGATACTTCAAGGCTGCGCCTGCGGTGGCTTCGTTTAAAGCTTTAGGGAGTTTAACCCCTAAAATGCGATCGGGTGCGTTGCGGTATAGCGTTCCTAAAGTGAATTTAGTCCATTGGTATTTTAACGCTCCGCTTAAAGTGGTTGCTAACCCTTGGCTTAAGTTTTTGGTAATGGCGGGCTTTAGGCTTTCGGCGATCTTGGCGTCGTTTTTGAAAAGCTTGTGAAAACCGCTCGCTATGTCAATGTATTCTTTAGCTTTGGGCGTGGTGAAAACATCGTTTTTAAACTCGTTTAGCTTGTTTAAAAACTGCGTAGGGTGTGCTGTGGTGTTCTAGTGTATTAAATATTTAATAATAAAGTTAAATAAAACTTTTTGAGTATCAATATTTGATTGGAGCGAAGCCTTTCAATATTTTAAAAAGGCCAATCAAAAATATAAGGATAAAAGGCTAGTAAATCCTAAAACCATAAGTGATGTTAAACATTATATGGCTTCGGTCAGAATACACGTTGTGCGTTAAAGGCTGCGTGCCAGGCCCGTTAGGATCAACTGGAACATACATGCCACAATACCCAATACAATAGCCTTTTTTGGTGATATTGCCATAATATTCTAGTTTCAAATCCATTCTAATATTATACCTATTAGAAAAATAGCTCAAAAAGAGTGCGAGACTCCTTTCATCAGCCCTTGGGCTATCCGTCCAACGGCCTAAAATTTTCCAACTAAACCCTCTATATTGCGAGCCTACATACAAAAACCCGTTAATAACATCAGCGCCAACGATATTGTTAATTTCTGCGTCATAAATACTATTCGTCCAAATGTTATACCCTAGAGGGTCGCCATAAATACCTATATCGCCATTAGCGTTACCGATATTTTTATAGACACTGCCCCCAAATTGCCACTTGTTATAGTAAAAACGAGTGCGGAAGAAATAAGTTTGCCCGCTCTTGCCTAATGGCACTTGTTGGAAGAGGATAATATCATTTTGATTAGCTGGAGTGGCAAAAATGGGGAAAAACCCCACGAAAGTGCCTACAAAACGAAAACCTTTATTGTTAAAATTAGGGTTAGTGTCGTAAGTGATATTAATGCCTGGTGCATACATTCTTTGAAAGATCGCATAAAAATAAGGGTTGATTTTTAGGTTGTCTTTTTCGTATTTCAAATCAGCCACCATTAGAGCCTTACCGCTTGTATAGTAACGCCCAAAATACCAAAACCAGTCGCTTGACGCTGAAGCCCTAGCGTCTGAATACATCACCCTTAACCTGGTGTCTTTGTATTTGACAAAGCCTTCAACCCCTTGAGTGTAAGAAGTGAACCAGTCATACTCTTCAGCATCATAGCGCCCCCCTTTCACGCCAAAACTGAATTTGTCTTTCTTGTAGTTGTAGCTCAAAAAAGCGTTATGCACCATAGCTAAACGAGGTTTTTGCACGTTTAAACCGCTATGCCCCGCATACCAGCCAATGTATTGCCAAAAGATACCCGCCCCAAAAGGATCGGTCCTAGAGCCGGGCTGGCCATTAGGGATATTATTGCCTTGATAGGCGGTAGAGTCATAAGGGAGCGCTGCCATCATAGCCCCCACTTCTGCCCTCAAGCCCTTGTATAACCCCATGCTCAAATTCAATTCGCCGAGTAAAGAAGTGTAACTACCTGTAGGATAAATGTCTTTAGAAGGCTGGTATCTTTGGTTGTTAAAGCCAAACTTAGTATAGCTGCTCACCTTTCCAACAATACTCATGTTGAATTTATAAGCTTGAAGTTTGGATAAAAAAAGACCAGAAAAAAGCAAAAAAAATAGAGCGTAAAGAAAATATTTCTTAATTTCCAAAACCCTAACTCCCAAAGATATTAAAATAAAAATACAAAAAAAGGCATATCCAAGAGAATAGGGGAACTCTCCTAGAAACTGTAACTGATGTGTGTCATCAAATGGCTTCTGTCTTGAGTAATGCTTTTTGCGATACCACCCATGTTTTGAGGGCCTTGCGCGAACGCCGAAGATTCAAACAAACCATTATTCAAGTTGAGCGGCTGACCGTTTGGCCCAAGGAAACCGGTTCCAGGGTTGTAACCCGCACGAATTTGGAACTCTAACCACACGAGTTTGAGACCCGCTTTAACATGTTTGCTGAACTGATAGTCTAGATACATACCAATACCATATTCCAATGCCCTTGGAGCGGTAGTGAAGCGCTGATAAACGCTCCAACTGAACTTACCATGCTTGCCTCCACCTTTAACATACTCGGTGAACGCATCAGCATCGGTAATGTTGTCAATCCCTGCAAACCCTAAGCTATAGATACTACCGACCCATTGTTCGATACCATCAAGAGCCACAGGGTTACCCCAAGTACCTAAGTTCATGTTAGGGTTACCAATGTTGAGATAAGCGCCACCAACCACAAAGTAGTTGTTAATATCTATATGGTGGCGCAAAAGAAGCGTCGCACCACCAGGACCTTGCAAGCCACGCCACTTACCATTATCCAAGAACGGATCCCAAGTGTTATAACGAGCGGGTGCGTAACGACCGTATTCAGCGTTATTCCAACGATAGTCATACAACGCATAGAAAGTCGTTTTATTCCTAATGCCCCTACCGCTAAATTCCGGATTGGTATCATACTCTACTTTAACACCGGGCAATGTGCCTACCATTGGGATAAGATACACATAAGGGTGGATCATCAAATTCTTTGTAGGGCGATAAATGATACCCGCTTTATGAACCCCCCAAGGCTTTTCACGATAGATAGGGAACAACCACTGACCGTCAGCGATACCACGACCCCAACCGCTAAAGAGCAAGAATTTCATATTCTTAGTGAGCTTGAAAGTCCCATAAAACCCTTGGAACAATTGGTAAATCCAATCCATTTGCTCCTGCTCAGTAATGTCAAAGCGCCCCATTACCATATGGACTCTGTCGCTATCATAGGTCAAATTTGCTTTATAGACTTGATAACGCCTTGAGCCACCAGGCAAGTAGGCGTTAGCCGGATAGTAGTTAGGGAATAAGCCGTTCCACTCACCCATATATTCCCAACCAATACCTCTAGGGTTAATGACGCCACCTGGCCCTGATTGCTGCCACATTTTAGTAGCATTCATACAAAGGCTCATAGAATCAGTGCCACAAGAAGTTTTATCCCAATAGCTTGGGGGGGTAAAATCCTTTGCCCACCTATCATACTTAGTGCCATCATAAGCCTGTCCGCCCAAAACACCGCCTAAATTCACGGTCCATCCCCTACCTAAATGCACAGAACCCTCTAGCTTACCCGTAAGGTTAACAAAAGTCTCTGTAGGATAGATACCTTTAACAGGGTTAATGGGCGAATGGTTAAAACCCACTTTAGCAAAATTGATAAAATCTCCATGCACTTCATAGGTAACCGCCCCTAATGAACCCGTAGTGAACAATAGTGGCAAGGTAAAACGCTTTAGCAATGTAGCCGCAACTTTTCGTTTTTTTAATTTCATTCCTCTTCCTTACTTTACCTGAGAATAGATAAATTACTCTGTAAAAATAATTCTAGCATAAAAGAATATAGATTTAGTTTAAAATCAAGCTAGTTTTTCTCAAAATTTACAAAATTTAAATTTTCAAACGCCAGTTTGCTAGTGAAAAAGCTTCTATTTTACATAGTCGCTTTAAAAACTATCTGCATTGATAGTATATAATATGATAATATTTTAAAGCTAAAAATGGTTTTTACATCAATACATAGATTAAAAAAATGACAATAAGGAGCAAAAATGAAAAAAATTGGTTTGAGCTTGTGTTTGGTTTTGAGTTTGGGTTTTTTAAAAGCCCATGAAGTGAGCGCTGAAGAGATCGCGGATATTTTCTACAAACTCAACGCCAAAGAGCCTAAAATGAAAATCAACCACACGAAGGGGTTTTGCGCTAAAGGCGTGTTCCTCCCTAACCCGCAAGCAAGAGAGGATTTAGAGGTGCCATTACTCAATGAAAAAGAAATCCCTGCGTCTGTAAGGTATTCTTTAGGGGGCGTGGCGATGGACGATAAAAGCAAGGTTAGGGGAATGGCGTTAAAATTGGAAAATCAAAACGCTAGTTGGACAATGGTGATGCTCAATACAGAAATCAATTTCGCCAAAAACCCTGAAGAATTCGCTCAATTTTTTGAAATGAGACTTCCTAAAAATGGCAAGGTAGATGAAGCAAGAATCAAAAAGCTTTATGAAGAAGTCCCCTCTTATAGGAATTTTGCCGCCTATATGAAAACGATAGGGATTAGCTCAAGCGTGGCTAACACGCCTTATTATAGCGTGCATGCGTTCAAGTTTAAAGATAAGGAAGAGAAATTATTGCCTGCGAGGTGGAAATTTGTGCCTAAAGACGGCGTTAAATACTTAAATCCTCAAGAATTAAAGCAAAAGGATTCAAATTATTTGCTCTCTTCATTCCAACAACACCTTAAAACTAAGCCCATAGAATACCAAATGTATTTGGTGTTTGCGAATCAAAATGATGCCACCAACGACACGACCGCACTTTGGAAAGGCAAGCATAAGGAATTATTGGTGGGGACCTTGAAAGTTGAAAAATACGAAGGAACGGGTTGCAATAAAGATGTGTATTTCCCAGCCGATCTCCCTAAAGGCGTAGAAGCCCCTACTGATCCCTTGTTTCAAATCAGGAATGAAGTTTATGGGATCACTTTTAGCAGAAGGCAATAAAAAAGATAGGGTGGATCAATATAAGTTGGTTGCAAAAATGCGTTTTTATGGGTTTAGGGAAGTGGAATTTTTGTTTAAAACTTTTAAGTGCACCTACTCAAAACACTCGCTCTCTTACTTGAGGCGCACACACTCACGCTGAATGTCAGGCAAAAAATAACGAATTAGGCATTTCTGTAATTTTGTAATCAAAAAAGTTTTGCGAAATATTAAAAACGCTCTGCCCTTCCATTTGTTGGCGGGTTATCCAATTCAAATCATTTTCTTTGATTTTAGAAATTTCTACGCATGCCACTTGCCCGTTAAACAGATCAAAATGCACCACAATAGTGGGAATTTTATCCGTTATCAAACGCCTTTGAGCTTCTAAAACTTTATGTTCTTTAATGTCATTGATCCCTTGAAATCCGCTTTGAACTTCTAGCAATAAATGATTGTCTAACAAAAAATCGGCTTTAGGACTTCTTTTAAAGCTTTCTATGCTCTCAAAATTATCGCCACCAAAAAATTTGATGGTTTCTTTTTGCGCGCCAAAAAGACAAGCGATAAAATCCTTAAAAAACTCCGCTACCAAAAACCCACGCATCCAAGAAAAACAAACTTCTTCAACTCTTCTGCCTTGATTATTCAGCTTATAAATAATATGAGTGTCCGCAATCTTTGAAAACACTCGCTCTATGGAGTTTTTAAAAAAGCATTCCAGTTCATACCCGTTATATTTAAAACAATAAATACTATTGATAGTGCTAAAAATTTCAATCAGCCTTTTTTTAAGCGCGTTTAAATCATTGAAATCAACGCAAGGTTGTATGTCTTTAGTGCCTAAAAATTCCTTAAACGCATTTTGAGAATTAAAACCCAGTAAATTTCTATAACCTTTAAAATCGTTATTATCAAACATTTTTACCCCTTAAAAAATCAAAGACAGCATGAGCGAGCGCTGCACTCAATAAAGGCGGCACGGCATTGCCAATTTGCAATCTTTTAGCGCTAGCACTTCCATAGAATTTATAATTATCAGGAAAACTTTGCAATCTTGCCCCCTCTCTAATGCTTAACGCTCTAGAGTCTCTTGGATGGATACACCTAGAACTGCTTGGGGTAGAAAAATTTCTTATAATGGTGGGGGCTGGTTTTTCCCACCACATTTTGGCATAGGTATTAATATAGCCACTTTTGGGGCGTAAATTTTCTGGCAAATCGTCTTTACTCTGTCCGTCTTTTAGCGTTTGCATGATCTTTATCAGTTTTTCATTGTTTTTAGGACTGCTATGCTCGCTTAATTCTTTAGAATTCCGCACAAATTCCAAAAAAACATTATCCGCATTTTTAAGATAACCTAAAGCATCGCCATTTTCACCGCTTTGAATGGGCGGTAAATCCCCTAAAGCGTCTTTTAGAGAAAAATGCGTTTTTATGGGTTTAGGGAAGTAAAATTTTTGTTTAAAACTTTTAAGCGCGCCCACTAAAATCACTCGCTCTCTTACTTGAGGCACACCATAATCTAGGGCGTTTAAAATGGCATGCTCTAAAATATAACCTCTCTCTTTAAAAGCGTTACAAATTCGTTGGAATAATTGCCCTTTTTGCATAGACATTAAACCCACCACATTTTCAAAAATAAATATTTTTGGTTTCACTAAATCTAAAAGCCGCAAATATTCTTTAAACAAATTCGCTTTTTCATCCATTTTTCTTTTGCCAAGCGTGGAGTAGCTCTGGCATGGTGGTCCGCCTAGCAGAATGTCAATTGGAACGCATGGCAAGTTGTGGCAATGAAGTTGCGCAATATCGCATAAAATGGTTTGCGTCTCTTTATGATTGGCTTGATAGCTTAAAATAGCGTCTTTGTCTATATCGTTAGCCCATATCAATTCAAAATAAGGGTGTGTAGAAAAGCCATAGCTCAACCCTCCAGCACCACAAAAAATATCGGCTACTTTATACAAGTTTTATTTCTTCCTTTCATCTAAACCCACACTTTTTAAACGGAGTAAAACTTAAAACCCTTTTTTGAAATTGGGTTAAGATCATTTATTCAATCTTTTAAGTTTTGCTAGGTTTGTCAATCGCTTTTCTATGAACGGCTTTTTCTCTGTTTTGAGCTTTTTGAGTGATATTGGCATGCTCATCTTTAATATCGTTTGGCCAATCTTTACCTTGCTCTCGCGCATTCCATTCGGGCAATGCGTCATTGTTATTGTTTCTATAATCCGTCAGACAAGCTTGCTCTAAAAGTTTATAGCTGATGCTTGCGTCTTTGATTGCACAAAAACCAAACAAGCCTTTCACTTGAGTTTCAAAATTAGGCTGATAAATCATGTAAAATTCTATTTTAGCCCCTGTAAGTATTGTGTGGTAAAGAAAATACCACACGCCAAAACTTCTAATGCTAGGCCTCCCTTTGACCCCCATCTTTATAAATATTGAGCGCGCTTTTAATCCCGCCATCTGCTTGAGAGCCACCGATTTTTTTAATCTCACCATCCACTACAATTAAATACACTCTAGCCACATTTTGAGTTAAAATATTTTGAGATAAAGATTGATTGTTTTCATCTATCTAATCACAACAAAAACCAACAAAGTAAAATCCAACTAAATCAAAAAAAAAGCACTTACTATAAAGCCCCTACAATAGTGGAAGCGTTTGAAAAAATGAGGTTTTTTTCCAACCCCAAAAACCCAAGCCCACTACTCATGTATTTGTCTCACAATTACAGATTTTAAAAATAGCTTTAATAACATTTAATCCACACGCTCCACGCTATAAAGGGGCGTTAAGGATACAGAAAGGGAATAAAGATGAGACAGAGAAATGAGACAGAAACAATCTTCAACAAGCTTAGGGAAATCACGCAAGTGATACAGGCGCAAAAAAACAGCGCACAAACTAGCGATAACGCCAACACAAGCGAGATCACAAGCCAAAGCACGCCAAAGCCTAAGGGGACAGCACGCACTAAAAACAGCGCTTTAAAACCTACAAAAAGAGCCTTTAGCGAGCGTCAAAGAATCACGATTAGAGACAACTCACAAGCAAGCGTTAAAGAAATCAAAAGGGGGCGTTAATGCATAATCACACCATCTACTTAAGAGGAAACGCCCTCTATTTGAACTACACTAAAAACAGCAAGCGCCACCGAGTGAGCCTGAACAAGCTTATTAAAAGCCTGAATTTAGAAAACGATGAAGCGTTAGAGTATTTAGAGGGCTTGAGTTTAGAAAAAATTTTAAAAATGCAAAAAGGAGCGTTAAAGCCTAATAAAGAGCCAAAGCAAGAAAGCCAAAGAACGGCTAAAAAAACTAAAAATACAACCATAATGCAAGTTAAAGAAAGCTTTTTTAAGCAAAAAATAGGGCTTAAGACAGAAAGCTTACGATTTATGCGCTTAAGATTTAGCACGATTTTGAAGCTGATGAACATTAAAGAGAGCTCCAAAGTGTCTAAAATCACCAAAGAAAGCGTTACCAATTACCACAATAACGCTTTAAAAAAATATAAAAAGAACACTCTAGTAAGCCTTAATAGCCTGTTGAAAAGCTTTTTAGAGTTTTGCGAACAAGAGGGACATATAAACAAGACTCCATACTTTAAAATCACTATAAAAAACGCTAAAGAGGGAGAAAAAATTTATCCGTTTAGCTTAAATGAAATCAAAGCAATTTTAAAGATCACACCCGATTTAAGAATGAAGGCGTTTTTGACGACAGCATTTTTTACCGGCTTAAGGACAGGCGAACAATTAGCGCTTTTATGGAGCGATGTTGATTTTGAAAACAAAAAAATCAACATTAACAAATCTTTAAACCTTTCAGGTGTTATCACAAGCCCTAAAAACAAATCAAGCATTAGAGAAGTGGATCTATTAGAGCCAGTGGAAAAAATCCTAAAAGAGCTAAAAGCAACCGAACCGGCTAATAAAAAAATGATCTTTCTTAGCGTTCCTAAAAGGACTCAAGATTTCCAGCGAGCATTTAAAAAACTATTAAAAGCCTTGAATTTAAAAGACAGGAAGCTTTACGCCACGCGCCACACTTTCGCGAGCTTGATGCTAAGCCAGGGCGAAGAAGCCATGTGGATTAGCCAAACGCTAGGGCATAAAGATCTAAACACCACTTACAGAACTTACAGCCACTACATCCCTAAACAAGACGAAGAAAGGGCTAAATTTTTAAAGGGGGTACTATGAACAAAGAAACCAACAACAAGCAAAAATCCATGAGCGTATTTCACTATTTGACTTACAAACGCATCAAAGAAAGCGATGCAGATTTGAGTTTTTTTGATTTCATTAAAAAATTAGAAAGACTCCAAAAAACACACACCATAAAATCCAGCGTTTGCAACGTGAGGAATAAGCGCGTAACGAGCTATTCTATCTTACTCCAAAAAAAGGCGTCTTGAACATGGAACAAGAAAAACTACAACCGATCGATTTAGAAGTTTTAGAAGCGCTTTATAGAAGAGCGTATTTACCCAAAACAGCCGACAAGATCTCAAAAGATCTCAACATTGATTACACCTACACGCTTAAGATTTTCAACAAGCTTGAAAAAAAAGGCTTATGCGATCAATGGGTGATTAACAAAAAAAGGGAAAAAGACAAAAAAAACAACTATTACAAGGTTTGTTATTTGAACGACCTCGGTAAAGATTTATGCACCTATATGAAAGCTCTAAAACGCTCTAAAACACACAAAAAGGATCAAAACAATGATCATCTATGATATTGACGGCAAACAGCCTAAAAAGTCAAAAAAAACGATTTTAGAATCGAGATTAAAGATATTTTCAAGCGTCCTAATCGTGCTTATTCTTATCCTTGCGTTTTATCTAATCTTCAAAGTGGAAGGAGTCTAAAATGAACTACATACTAAAAAATAATTTGAATATAGAAAGCAACTATACCAAAACTGCAAATAGTATCCTTATTGATAGTCCGTTAAGCAGAGATGCAAGGATTGTTTTTATCACATTAAGCAGCCTTGCAAGCTCATTTAACCCAAGAATTGAATTTCTATGCAAGCAACTAGACATGAATGCAAAAACGCTCAACAAATATGTGAAAGAGCTAGTACAAAAAGGCTTTTTGAAAATCATCTACTATAAAAACAAATTAGGGAAGTTTTTAGGCAAAAGGGCTTACATTTTAGCGCCAACTAAAGAGCAATTAGAACAAGATGATTTTATTATCGTTGATGAATCTAATCGCGCCGAAACACCAAAATTTACCATGCGGCAAAAAGCCCAAAAACAAGCCGAGAAACCCCTTAAAACCGAAGTTTGCACCGAAACACCAATTTTTACCACCCTTATAAATAAGAAGAATAACAACAAACATGAAAAAATGGATTTGAATGTGAGTGAGAATTTTCAAAATCAAGCGGATCAAAAAAACAAGCATGATAATTTTTCTTGTTTTAATAGCTCTAAAATCAAAAACTTTAGCATGTTCAAACGCTTTAGTGATTTTGTCTTTTCTATTTTAGGTAATCTTGACACAAGAGGATTAGAAAAACGCGATAAGAAAGCGTTTGAGCGGTTTTTACACTACAGAAACGAGAAAACAAAGCTAACTTATGCTACGAAAAAAGCTTTGCTGCAGCAAGCGTTAGAGTTGAAAGAACAAGGCCAAGACATAGTTAAATGCGTGGATCAGAGTATCCGCAAGGGTTATAACGAGATTTACGCCTTAATGGAGTTTAAACCCAGCAGGACAGCGCAAAAACAAGAAGAGGAACCGTTTGAATACAAACCGAACCCCAAATATAACGGTTATTGCATTTGGTAGGCGCAAAGAAAGAGAGAAAAGCAATGAGAGCGTATCACTATAAACACAAGCAAAAGAATTTTAAACCTAAAATAAAAACTGAATGCATACTCTTTGAAAGCGTATTGTTAAAAATTTTAGAACTCCTCAAAGAGCAAGAGGGAAAAAGCAGGAGTGCAATCATTGAAAGGATGATTATTTACTTTTTAGAGAAAGATAAAGGAAATAAAGATGAGACAGCATGGAATAAATCCAAACGATCCTATAGAAGGACTCTTAAGAACTACAAGAAAGAAGCTAATGTTAAGAGAAAACAACTACAAAAAGCTAAAAATGATGAAAAGAAAAAAGCGTTATACATTTGCAAGAGTAGTCCGTTTAGCTATTTTAGAGGGTATTAGGAAATTTCAAAAAGAAAACCTATTTTTGAACTTGCAAATGCAAGATTTTGAGATCGCAATAAGCATTTTAGAGCAAAAAACAAAAAGAGACAGAAAGTAGGGAAAAATGCAGAATTTACTAATGAATAGCTTTATTAACTACCCGAACGATTTAGAGGATTTTTTAGAAGAAATACACATCTCAAACTTTACGGTTTTTAATCAAAAAATCATTCAAGCTTTATTAGAAATGAAAAATAAAAATCAAGTCGTGCAGCTTGAAACCATAAGGCTAAAAATAGGCGATGAAGCGTTTGAAAGCAAAGAATTTAGCGCCATTTTAGAAGCGGATAGCTATCCGAACTATTTAGATCTAAAAAGCGATTTTAAAACTTATTTGAGTTTAAAGATGCAGGAGCATTTGGCGAACGAGTTAATAAAAGCCACACGAAAGAGCGAGATTTTTGATTTTGATTTTTTAGGGAAATACATCAAATTAGGATTCACTCGAAACGGTAAGTATTATTGGGAGTGGGAAGAGTTTTTCAAATCAAAACCTAAAATAGAAAAAATACACACAGGAATTGACTTTTTAGACAATATCAGCGACGGCGGTTTTGAATTGGGGCAATTGATTTTACTCAGCGGCGATCCCGAAGCCGGTAAAACGCTTTTAGGTATCCAATACATGACCAACGCGCAACAACAAAACAAGGTGACTTATTTTGGTTTTGAATTTAGCGTGAGGAAACACATAGAAACCCTAAACTCTAAAGGTTTCAAAATTAATAAAGAAAATTATTTCATTGATGATCTAAGTTGCGAGATTAATGAACTAGTTTCACAGATTAGAGGTTTAGCTAAAGAAGGGCATAAGCTTTTTATCATTGATAGTCAGATGAAAATACAATCTCCCATCGTAGGAAGGACGATTGAAGAGGTAGAGACAATCAAATTCACTACTTTAGCCGATCTAGCCAAGCGCTTGCAAGTCATCATTCTTTTGATTATTCAAAACTCCAAAAACGACAGTTACGCCCCAACAGGGAGCCGTAAGGGTGCGCATGAAGCGCATATAATGATTAGGATTGAAAGGATCAAGAATGGTGAGTTAAAACACATTAAAGACTACAACGAGAGAGGCAAACACCGAAAGGTTTTGATTTTGAAAAACAAACAAACAGGATTACAAGGCGTTCAATTTTTTAGAATTAGTGATTATAAGTTGTTTGAAATTAGCACGGATTACAAAAAGTTTAAAGAAAGCGATTTTAGCGGCTATGATCTAAACGATTTTAGCGATTAAAGGATCTACAATGATTGTTAATTTTGAAGGTCTTAAAAATATCGTTAGCGTTGTGGATGTTATAGAAAAATACCTAGACTTATATAAATGCGGAGCGAATTTGAAAGCGTGTTGCCCGTTTCATGATGAAAGAAGCGCCTCTTTTTTTGTCAGTCAAGAAAAGAATGTTTATAAATGTTTTGGGTGTGGCGTTAGCGGTGATGCGTTTAAATTCTTGCAAGAATTTAAAAAAATCAGTTTCACAGAAGCGATTCAAGAAATAGCCTCCATGTATAATTATCCTCTAGAATACGACAACAACGAAGAGAAACAAGAAAAAGAAAGGCTAAAAGAAGTTTTAGCGTTCGCTAACAACCTATTCAAAGAAAGGATTTTAAAGGAACCGGCTATTTTAGAGTATTTGAACAGGAGAGGCATCACGCAAGAAAAGGTCAAAGATTACGATTTAGGTTTTTGCACTAACGAAGAAAAAGAAGAATTGAAAAAGCGTTTTAATCCTTGTGATTTGATAGCGAGCGGGCTTTTTAGTGATGCAAACAAAGAAAGAGAGCTTAAAATCTTTTGCAATTACCGGATCACTTTTCCCTTGAAAGACAGTAACGGCAAGATTGTGAGTTTTAGCGCTAGAACTTGCACTATCAAAAATCCCAAGAATGGAGTTAAATACATTAATGGGAGAGATACAAAGATTTTTAAAAAATCTTTTATTCTTTATAATTTAGACAGAGCGCGCCAAGCGATAACACAAAAAAAGCAAGTCATTTTATGTGAGGGGTTTTTTGATGTGATGAGTTTTGAATATTTTAATTATAATAACGTGGTTTGTTGCATAGGAACGGCATTCACTAAAGAACATGTGAAGATTTTGAACAAGATGAATGCAGAGCTATGTTTTTGTTTAGACAACGATTTAGCAGGATCAGAAGCCAGCATTAGAGCGATTGAACTATGTTTATTAAACCACACCACCAACTTAAGCGTGATAAAAATTAAAGACAAGGACTTTAAAGACATGGGGGATTATTTAGAAAAAAATAAACGCCCAAATCTAGTTAAGATTAACGGCTTTAAATTCTATTGCGCTTATTTGTTGCGAGGAGATTTAGACAACAAAACAAAGGATTTTAATTATAAAAGGATTTTAAGGGCGATTAAAGATTTAAGCCCCTTTACTAAAGGCGATCTTTTAAAGATTTTAAAAAGCTTTTTGCCTAGCGAAGACACCAAAATAGAGAGAATCAAAAAGCCCGTATTATCTATTTTAGAAGCGAGGATTTATTCAACTATGATAGAGAGCGAAGAATTCAACTACATTGCAAAAAGGCATTTAAGCCCGGCAGATGTGGAGTTTAAAGATATTTTCAAGAAAATCGTTTTAAACGATTTTAGAGGATTAGAATTTTTGAAAAAATACGAAGTCATCAGAGAGGAACATTATGCGCATTGTTTGAATGAACTTAAAATTAAAGGTTTAAAAAATAGCCTAAAACATGCCATAGAAAACAAAGATTACAGGCTCATAGAAGCGCTAAATCATAAGATTAAGGAGGTAAAGATCCCGTTTTGAACACCGGGTAAACGAACGCAAGAAAGGATTTAATGGCTTTTGAATTTGACATAACCGCCCCTTATCCAGGAGGCCAAAGCGCGCCCTATACCCCACGATTTGAACCTTTAAGCCATCTTAATGATGGAACGACAGGACAAGGCGCAGGACAAGGCATGCCGCCTCATATTAATTGGGACCATATCTTTACCAAAGATCAAGAGAACACCTTTTACGCATTAGGTAGCAGGGTTAAAGATCTTGCAGGATCTTTAGACGCTTACAGGGGCGCGCTAGAGAAATACAATAGAATTGCGAGCCGCTATAGCTCATTTATTCACGATTATAACGCAGACATCAATTCGTTAGAACACATTAAGAAAGATCGCCATGATTCATTCACTACCACCGCTAGACTAAAAGAGCTGATCCGACAAGAAAAAGAAAAAAAACAACGCTTTAGCAAAGAATTAAGGTTATTTCTTGACTTCCAAGTGAAAGAAGACGATAAGCAAGAAAATATTTTCCAAGGCCTTTTCAAGCGCAAAGAATTTAAAGCATTAGACGCGTTTTTGACAAACCCTTATGCGATATTACCTAAAGGCTTTATTTTTGAGTATCATAATCCAGGGTCAAACAATTTTGACCACTTAAACGCGTTTAACCCTATGGATGGAATCAACAACCAATTCACAATTAACACTCTAAACCAGTTGAATAATAATTCTTTTCAAAGAAGATTAGCCGGCGGAGCGGATTTTAATTACTTTGTACCTTTAAATTTTGCGAAGGCTTTGAATGTGGAGCAAATGGTGTTCAGTTTTGAAAATAGCGTTAAAATAAGACAAGCATGGGCGTTTTTCTTAGAGAACAAGTGGTATTCTAACGGTCATAAATTTAAGATAATCAACGCTAAAATCAAAACGACAAAATTAATTTTAGACTTGCAAGAGAGCATCAGAGAAAAAGAAAGAGAATTAGAGGACGAAAGAAGAAAGCAAAACGCCAATGAAGAAAACATTAAAGCGCTAACAGAACAAATCCTAGAAAAATCAAAAGAATTACAAAAAATAAAAGAGCAATTAGAACAAGAATACAGAATCGTTAAGGAATTCAACGATAAAAAGCAATCCATCCTTAATGAGATCAACCATTCTAATTTAAACGAAAACTTGAAACACAGCTTTAGAGACATCTTGAATGATCTTAATCTGTTGAAGAGTTTTTTAAGCATCTAAAATAAATAACCCTTTAAAAACGCTCTCTTTTTAGATTTAATGGGGTAGGAAAAATATATTAAGGTTTATATATGCAACAAGAGTTTTTAAGCCCTGCGCCAACAATGGATAAAATCATGCCTTTGAAAGATTTTGAAGCTAAAAAGAAAGAAATCAACAATTTGTTAAACTCAAAGGCCAAAGAATTAAAAGAATTAGGCTTATTAGACAAGTTAGGCGAGTTTGTAGGCATCCAAACTGACAACGCCAAACAAAGAGAGAGCCAAGTGAATGAAATTAAAGAGGTGGCAATAAAGAATAAAACCGATTTCAAAGATTTGCCAAGCGCTTTGAAAGACGAATACTACAACAAAGCCGAAACCAGCATTTTTAACCCGTTCAAAACCAAGAACGAGATCGCTAAAGAAGACTATCAAAAAGACTTACAAAGAAAAGAGATTTTAAAGAAAACGAGTAAAGAACTAACCGAGAGCGATAAGGAATTAATAGATCATGATAGCGGTTTTTTTAATTATGCGATTGATGCTATCACAGGTAAAAGTGAAGTGGAGAAGCTTAAAGAATACAAGGAAAAAGAAAAAGCCAAAGACATAACCAAAGACTTGCAAAAATCATGGAATTTGTTTAACAACTTGAGAAAAGACAAGGACGCTTTTAGCCTTTTTGCGAGTGAAGACTTGCAGTTAAGAGAAAAGTATCAAAACGAGTTTAAAAACATTGCTAAAAATAACGGTTTTGATGATGTAGTTTATAATGAAAAGCAAGAACCATTTGTAAGGAAGGGCGATAAATTTTATAAGATAAACGAGCACTTTTTTGATAATTTTTTAAACTTTTTGAGTGCCAATAAGTTTTCATTATCCGGATCTTTACTAGGAGTGGCTAGCGGCGCTAAAGCAGGGAAGAATTTAGGCGCTTTAGGTTTATTAGGCGGCGCTATTGTAGGAGGAGCGTTAGGGAGCACAGTAGGTGGAGCAACCGATGCGATTGCAGGTAATGCTTTTTTGAACAGAGAGCAAAAAGCCGACGAAATCATAAGGCATGCGTTAAGTGAGGGGGCTTTGAGTTTAATGACCGATACTTTGGTTTTAGGAGCAGGGAAGTTTATTAAAAAAGCGATCAACCCAAGAAGCATTTTTAATATAGGCGCTAATGTTTCTACTAGCGGGTTATACGCATTAGGTAAGCACATAGTGACAGGCAACGCTAAAGGCGCTGAAAGGATATTGAATGAAACCATAAGCGAAAACGAGCGCAAAGCAGTTAGAGAGTTAGCGAAGCGGTTTGGAGGTGAATTGAGACTCACTAAAGCAGACGAAAGCAAATACCGAGAAGAACTCATTAAAAAAGTAGGCGAAGACAGTAAGATTTTGAAGGGATACGATGCTTTAAGAGATGCTTTTTTATTGCAAAGTCAAGCTAAAAAGCAAGAAGCTTTTATCCAAGCGATAAGAAGCGATGAGACAGGCAACGCGATAGCTTTTTTAAGCGAAGCGGCTAACTCAAGCCCCATCGCTAACGCTAATCTAAAAAAGATTTTAAATAAGACGACACAAAATTTAAAAAATTCTTTGAGGCAGTTTGATTTGAAAGAATACGAGGTTAAAAGTATTTTTGATAATTTAGAACAAGGCACTAAGGAAAGCTATGAAAAAGCGCTTGACGGAGTGATAGGAAAACTTTATGATAATAGCTATAAAACTAATCTAAGAGAAAGCATTCAAGACACAACGGCGTTTGAAACCTTTGTGAAAGCCTTAAGAGAGCAAGGGAAATTTGATCCAACAGCCAGCAGCTTTTTAAACCAAATTGAAAAAAATATTTATAGCCCGGAAGGCGTTACTTATGATCAGTTGAAAAACGCTAGGCAAATGATTAACGCCTACGAAAGAAACGGTGAATTACCCAACCGCTAAAGCGATTGGGCTTTTTCTTGCTTCATCGCTCCATAACTAGCTAGATCCAATATGTTGCCATATTTAGAACTAACCCCGTTAGAGGAAGCTCCACAAGCTTTGATGCGCTCATCAGTGTAATGAGCGTAATCAGTTCGGATAATCCCTACCCTACTTTTATCTATCTTTATTTTATGCCTGTCATCTAGCATGCCTAAAGCGTAGTTTCTAATATTGACACTCGCATTATAATCTCTGTGGTGCGTGATCTTACAATGAGGGCAAGTGAATTGGGTAATCCTTTCATGTTTTTTGCCTGTATTGAACCCACAATAAGAGCATAATTGAGTGCTAGGGAAAAATCTGTCTATGTGTAAAAGGGTTTTCCCTTTTCTTTGGGCTTTGTATTCTAGCATAGTAAGGAATTTCCCCCAACTCGCATTAGCAAGGCTTTTAGAATGATAGGTTCTCATAAGACCTTTAACATTCAAAGTTTCTACCCCTATCAAATCGTATTGATTGGTTATCTCATTACTGATTTTATGCAAGTAGTCATCTCTGGTGTTTGAACAAGCTAGATGCAATCTAGCTACCTTTTTAGCTTGTTTGTTCCTGTTGTTTGAGCCTTTTACTTTTTTACTTAACCTCCTTTGCGCTTGTTTGAGTTTCTTTTCTAATTTTTGATAAAAACGAATGTGTGGGTATCCTATTTTATCGCTTGTAACAATGAGCGTTCTTAAGCCCATGTCTAAACCTACAGCTTTTTTAATGATGGTAGGTTTAGGGATAGGCTCTTTGGTTTCATAGGATATAGAACAAAAATATTGATCGGCTATGCAAGAAATAAAAGCCTGTTTGATAACGCTATCTTTAGGCAAATCTCTGTGTAATTTAGCCTTAATGCCCTCTTTGAATTTAGGGAGAGCGATTGTTTGAGTTTCTGTTTTGATTTCTATGTTTTGAGGGATTGCAAAAGATTGCTTAGCGTTTTTCTTGGATTTGAATTTAGGGTATCTCGCTCTTTTGCTAAAGAAATTATCATAAGCGCTCACAAGCTGTCTTAACGCCATTTGCAAGCTTTGAGAATTGCATTCATTGAGATAATAGTATTTTTCTTGTCGTTTGATTTGGGTTAAGACTTTTTGCATGGTGAAGTAAGTTTCTTTAATGCCTTTTGCGTATTGCTTTTGTCGGTAATCTAAAAAGTAGTTATACACCACCCTAGAACAGCCAAAATGTTTAGAAATAAGCTCTTTTTGTTGGGCGTTAGGATAAATTCTAAACTTAATAGTGTTAAGCAAAAATAACTCCTTATCTTTATCTTGTATTATTATACAATGTTTTTATAAATAATGAATAGGGATAGAGGAATGAGAAAAAACCATTACCCATTAAGGGGGTATGTTTCAACCAACCGAAGTAAGCATAATCTAAAAGCCCATTTGATTTTAGTGTGTAAGTATAGAAAAAAGTTGTTGCAAGGGGATTTGAATGATTTTATTAAGTCTGTTATAGATGAGATAGCCACACAAAGTCATTTCATTATCATTACGATGGAAAGCGATATAGATCATTTACACTTAATGGTTCAATATATCCCTAGAATGTCTATTAGTTCCATTATTGCTAAAATCAAACAGATCACCACTTATAGAGTGTGGCGCGATAAACGATTTATCCCCTTATTGCAAAAACACTTTTGGAAAGAAAAAACTTTTTGGACTGATGGATTTTTTGTTTGCTCTATCGGTGAAGCTAATCCTGAAACTATCAAGGCGTATATAGAAAATCAAGGTTAGTTTCACTGAAGGTTTTTATATAGTTCCTAGCGGAACTAAAGCATTCATCCCAAATACTAAAGATATTTGGGATTTCTGCTTGGGTGGTTTTAAAGACCCGAGCACTTTAGGCTATATCAAAAAAATAAGCGCGCAGTTTTTGAGAGAAGACATTGATAAAGGCATTGAAAACATTTTAAAACAAAACACGCAAGCTTATGAAAAGTTAAGCGATTTGAATAAAACCGCTATCAGCGACTATAAAAACATGAAACAAACCTTAGAGCTAGTAGATAGCGCCAAGATAAGAGACAGAGAGATCACCAAAGAAAAAGCGATTGAAAACCTTATGAAAGTGATACAAGCTCAAGGCGAGAAAGATTTAAGCAACTATGCGCTTTTGACGAGAGGATTGAGTGAGCAAGATAAGGAAAAACTAGAATTGAGCATGCTAAATGCTTTGATGGAGAAGTCAATTAAGCAAGGCGAAAACCTTAAAGTATTTGACAGCACGCTTTTTTTAAACCGATTAAGCGAGTTTAAAGGCGAAGTTTTTACCACGCCAAAAGCTAATCAATACATAAACATAGCCAAAGGTTTTGACAAGCTCTTTAGAAACGACGCCACGATAGCGGGCAAAATCAACTACACGACTACAAAAGACATAAAAAGCCCTCTTGCAACAAGTTTAGAAGGCGCTTTTAATCAGAAGCTCACACAAAGATTAGTGAGCAGTATCGTAAGAAACATACCGACCACTCACATTTTCAAAAAGCTGGATGAACTAAGCGGAGGCGCAGCGTTAAAATACCACATTCAAAGAGCGCTAGAAAGAAGCCACACGATAAGCGATTTCACGAAGAATTTAGAACTCAGCGCTAAAAATTCCAAGTTTTCTAACGCTACGATGCGAAAGATTGAAGAGATCACGCAAGGCGTAAAAAGCGCTAAAGAAAACATCACTAAGCAAGAGAAAGCGTTACAAGACGCTATAACACCTTTAAAACAATTTGGTAAGAATTACCCAGAATTTGTTTTAAAGCCAAAAGAAGCGTTAGAGAAACTATTGCAAGAGAAAAGCGGACAAGTTGCAGGCGCAGCGTTTAGGGACGATTTAGGAGGGATTGATTTTGTGTGGGGCAAGGATGGAAAAGATGGCTACGGATTAGCGCACATCTTAGAAAAGAGAGAAAAACAATACACGAGAGAAGAGCTGTTAAAATCTATCCCTGAAGTCATTGAGAACGGGGCATTGTTTAAAGACGATTTAGGGCGCGTTAGCGTGGAATTAAATAACATAAGAGTGGGGCTAAAAAACACATGGGATAATAACAACCTAAATAATCATTTTGTGGTTACTAGCTATGAGAGAGATGAAAAAGTATTAAGGGAGTTAGAAACCAAACCGCCACTTCCTAACGATTACAAAGATAGTGCCTTAAACCTTAATGAAAACAATTCTACTAAAGAAAGCTTAAAAATTCAAGAACCGCCCTTATCTATATTAGAAAAAAGCCAACTAGAGAAGCAAAAGAAACTAGAAAGCGAGAGATTAGCTAAAGCAGAAAAAGAACGCGCCCAAAAGATTAAAGATAAAGAAGAAGCCGAATTGAGGGATAAAATCAGAGCGCAAAAAAACGCTACGCTAGGCAAAAGCGAATTAGATAGAGAAATCGCCAAAAGTGAAAACATACCCTATAAAGAGACAGAAAATGTTCCTAAAACGAGTGTTAGTTTAAACGATGATGAAATACACCCCTTAAAGTTTGTGATCGTCAATAAGAGCGATTTAAAGCCCAATTTCAAAAACACGGGCACGCAAACACGAACCGCAGTGGATAGCGAGAAAGTAGAAGAGATAGCCAAGCGCTTTGATCCTAAATTGATTATAGGGCGCGGGGGTTTTGATGATTTGCCTATTATCTTGCCAGACGGGCAAGTTATCGCAGGAAACCACAGGATACAAGGCATGCTAAACTTCACCGCAGAGAGCCGAAAAAAATACGAACAAGCACTCAAAGAGAACTTTAACATTACATTAAAACCTAATGAACTTTTAGTGCGAATGCCAGAGCGGGAATTAAACGACAAAGAGACTCTTAAATTAGCGAGCAAATCTAACGAAAACAGAGCAAACAGCTTTAGCGATATGCTTTTGAGTGCGATGAGCAGTTATAACGACAAATTGAAACATTTACCGCCTAAATTTGAAAGCGACAGCGTGGAGAATTTAGCCAATCAGGTTGCAAGAGTGTTAGAAAGAAACTCTAAACACCCAAGCGCTAATCAAGTAGAAAGCGCTAACATTTCCCTTTTGAGTCATTACGCCAGAAACACCCCAAATAACAGCTTTTTAGAAGTGTTTGATAACGCTTATAAAAACCTAGACAGAGAGCAATTTAAGGCGTTTAAGGAAATGTTTGCCAATAACAGCGCGAATTTTCACAATCTCAATAATGACATTATAATTAAAAATTTCACGATTTCACCTTATCTAACCGATGCGCTAGATACTACCGCTAAAATGCTTGAAAGCGGTAACAGAGCTGATAATTTCTCTAAGTTAGCGCATGACATTGATTACTTAGTCAATAGCACAGATGAAAACGGCATGAATGCCTTCATTAAAGAAAATAAGGACGCTTACCACAGCGTGATAAGCCAATTATTAGGGAGTTCTTTTGCGCGCTTTTTACGCCTTGAAAACCCTAGCGCGCAGTTTTATGAGTTTTTAGTGAAAGCTAAAGACCGAATGATAGAAAACGCAGCCGATATTTTCACCGGAACGAGTAAGCCTATTCATCAAATCAATATTTTTGATTTCATTAAATACGGCATTGAAAGCGGTAAAAGCAGTAAGGAAAGCAGGGAATTATTGGATCTATTGCCAGAGTTAGAAAAAAAGTTTAACGCTCATGAGGAGTTTGTGAAAGGAAATAAAAAATGAATTATCCTAATCCACCAAGCCCAGAAATCACCACTAAAGAAAAATTAGCGTTTAAAGAAATCACAAGCGAGTTATTAAGAGAGCTTGAAAACGCTTTAAGTAACGCTACATTATGGAAAGAGCAGGTTAATTTAAGCCTTAAGGGGGTGAAAAGGATTTTAGAAGTTATAACGGGCATGGATTTTTTTCAAAAAGCCAATGAAATTGATGAGAGATTGAGAGGGATCGTTGAATGGTTAGAAAATTCCAGCGATGGATTACAGAATAAAATGCGAGAATATGAAAGCTATTTTAATGATTTCAATACGAGCATGAAAAGCAACGAGCAGGAAGTAACGATCATTTTAAACGCCAACACCGAGAACATCAAAAGCGAGATTAAAAAGCTAGAAAATCAATTGATAGAAACCACTACAAGGCTTTTAGCGAGCTATCAAATCTTTTTAAACCAAGCCAGAGAAAACGCTACAAATCAAATAAACACGAATAAGACCGCAAGCCTTGAAGCGCTAAACCAAGCGAAAACGACCGCTAACAACGAAATAAGCGAAAATAAAACCCAAGCGATAACTAACATTAACCAAGCCAAAGAAAGCGCTAACAACGAAATTAACACCAATAAGCAAGAAGTTTTAAACAACATCACGCAAGAAAAGCAACAAGCCACAAGCGAGATTACCGAAGCGAAAAAAACCGCTTTTAACGAACTTTTAGAAACACTAAAGCCGAAGTTTAGCGGCTTGTTTTTTGGCGTGTATTATATTAGGAACGTGATCTATATTCAAGGCGGATGGGAGCAAAAAGTGAAAGACCTAAGCGACTACACGCTAGACAAAAGCAAAAAATACGAAATAGAAGTATTTTTTAGTTACATTACAACCTCAAAAACAACAGAAAATAGCGTGTTTTTTGGATTGAAAACGAACGAAGGCTTTTTGAAAGAAAGCATCCAAAAAATCACGCATAAGTATGTATCGCAGATTTACTTTAAAAAGCTTTTAGTAGAAAATGTGAGCGGTGTTTTAGGCTTGTATCATGGTTATTTTTACGGCAATATTAATTATTACAACGAAGCGATCATAACGAGCATTAGAGAGCTACCTAACGATACACTTGTGAGCAAGTTAAGTAATGGATCTAATTTTTCTAACGCTACCATGATCACGCAAAATCTGAACGACACAACAGACATAACAACAAGGAGTTGAAAAATGATTTTAGAAAACGCATGCGAATACAAAGAATACCTATCGGGTGTTTTTGATGAGTTAGGATTCACCGGGAGTTTTGAAGTGGTTGATAACGCTATACACCTTAACATTGTGAGCGATAAAGAAATACCGACTAAAGAACAGGTTTTAGAAAAACTCCAAGAAATCACTCTTAAACAGAAAAAGCAAGAAATAGAAAGCAAAATTAACGCTATTTGTAAAGAAAAAATCATTAAAGGCTTTAAAAGCGAGGTTTTAGGGAGTTTGCATGCGTATGATTTGACTTTAGAAGATCAAGCGAACTTACAGGCGCTAGTAATAGCGAATATTGATTCGGTTTTCAAGTGCGCTGAAGTTTCTAATAACGGCGTTGTAGGCGCTAAAACCTACAAGAAACACACGAAAGCGCAAGTTTTGCAACTATCCAAAGAAGCCTTAAACTTCAAACAAAAACTGATTATTTTCTATGGCAGAGAAAAAGAACGCTTGAACGCTATCAATAGTTTAGAAGAATTAGAGAAATTTCAAATTAAAGAATACTTGACATGAGGAAGTTTAGCGAGCCGATCATGGCTGAGTTTAGTAATGATGGTAAGAGTTTGAGGCTTATTGAAGGGTTTGAATACTACTTTAAAAACGATCATTCTAAAAAGCTAATCATACCGAGCGGTTTTTCTAGCGATGGCTTTACGAATATGGGGTTTAGTTTTGTGATACCACGATATGGGAGCGGTTTGAAATGCGCGATACTGCATGATTATATGTGCGATGTTTTGAATGGTGTATTGCCTAGACAGAAAGATTTTTTTATTAACACGCGCAAAGAATGCGACGATCTGTTTTTAGAAAGCATGCTTGAAGTCAAAGCGTTTTCAATGTTTAAAGCGGTTTTGATTTACTGCGCCGTGCGCTTGTTTGCTAAAGTGAAAGGCTTGAAATGATGCGGTCAGTAGCTTTTAAAACGAACGGCCTTCTAAAAGCTTTTAATAAACATAATGAGCTCATTTACCAGAAAGAGATCCACGAGCAAAACACCACGCAAAAGCTAGAATTCACGACAAGCAATCATTATGAGTTTAACGGGGTTAAATTTGGAGTTTGTAAGGGCGATAGCGTTTTAGAAATGCAAGATTACCCTAAAAATTTAAACTTTTCACGATTGAATATTAGGAGCTTTAACGATTACTTGCTTTTTGAAAAAGAACCGCAAGACAAAGAACAGCAAGAGCTAATAAAAGAATTTTTGAAAATCTATGATAAAAACATAGAAAAAGGATTTTATTATTTAGAGCCGCCTTTTTTCAAAGAGAAAGAAAGCGAGTTATTAGATATGAGGTTTGAAAACAAATGATAGAAGTTAGCGAAATTTTGAGCAAAGTTAGAGCGAGATTGAACGATAGAAATATAGACAACTGCATGTTTAGCGACAGCGTTTTGATCGATAGTTTGAACCAAGCGATTTTGAACCTCACGCTAGAATTCAGGTTGAACCGACAACTAGTGAGGCAAGTTTTAGACGCAGAGAATCCGTTTTTGAAAATTCACAACCTTTTAGGCATAGAGAGCGCGAAATTCGACACTAAAGAGCTTAAAGAAAGGACTAACATAATGAAGGATGACGGCGCGCTAGAGCTTTTGATCTTAGGCGATAAGTTGAGCGTTACGCCTTTTAAGGATGGTGAATTAGAGGTGGTGTATTTTAGCTACAATGACGTGAATAATATTTTAGAAAGCGTTAGCATGCCTAGAGTCTGTTTAGAAGCGCTTGTTTATAGCGTGTTGATCAATATTTTAGAAATACCCACTAATGAAGGCAATCATTATTTGATAGCCAATTACAGGCAGTTTTTAAAATTGGCTAAAAACAATTTAGCGAACTATTTGAACGCTATGTATTCTAAAAATATACATTTTAGTAAAGTAGTTAGAGTTTGACAAAAGAGACGCCCCTTTAAAGAAATGAGACGAACTTTAAAGAGGAATCGCAGAAATTGTTAATTAGCTAATAACAAAAGAATAATACCACAATAAAAAAACAAAAAATAGGGTTACTTTTCCTCATGCTTTAGCTATGGGGGGCATGTCAAAAAAAAAAAAATAACCCTTAAAATTACCGATTTCTTAAGGTATTATTTTTTTGTTCTTAACTACAAAACTACAAAGGGAAATAATGGCAATAAGAGAAAAAGAAATTGAGCTTGAGACTTTAAAGAGGGAAATCGCGCAGGCTGAAGCGAGTTTAGAAAACGATTTTGCAAAACACATGGCAGAAAAAACAGATGAGAAATTAGAAGATTTGTTTTTTAATAATAAAGTGGATTTTTATCGATCCGTTTTAGTGGAGCAAAATGACTTTTTGAACAGTAATATATCCAAAAAGATTAACAAGGCAGTAGCCTTAAGCGAAGAAATTGAAAACTCTAAAAAGAGTCAAGAAATAGAAGAAGCTAAGGCGAAGTTTTTAGAAAAACACAAAGACGAAAACATTGACTTTAATCAGTTGGTGGATTTTTATAATGAAGAATTACCGCAAAAGTATAAAAGAGAAATTGACAAGCTAGACGGGGTGCAATTTTTTCAATCGATCTATGATTTATTTAAAGCTGCGCAAGGCGAAAATATGCAAGAGGGGAAAGCTTACGCTAGAGAGGAAGAGAGAAATTTACCTAAAGAAGTGAAAGGCAATGGTGTGAGTTCTAGCACGAATGCTAGAACTCAAAGCGTGATGACGAGATTTTAAAAAGAGAAAGAGGAGTTAAAATGTTAGAGAGTTTGAATAATATCAATTTCAATAGTATCAGTAATAATAAAAATATTGGTATTGAAGTAGGTTTTGAAATCCAGGAAGCCAGTTGGGTGAAAAGCCCCTTTAAGAGCATTACAGGACGCGGGAGCGATAGGGGAATCAGAACCTACGCGGTCAAAAACGCGCAACCTTATAGGCCACGGTTGAAAGCGCAATTAAGCGGTAGCGGTGTTAGCGGAAATACGGATTTCGATGCTAATTACGATAAATTGGAGATTTTAAGTCAAACGATTTATCCGGAAGTGTTCGGTAACGCTTTGCCCAGTCAAATAAGGGCGTATGATGAAATAGAGAGGATTGATTTTATCAAAGAGGCATGCGATAGTTTAGCGAATTGGATGAATGAAGAAAGAGACAAAAGGATCGTGGCGAGCTTGACTAACGATTTTACTAATTATCTTTATGCACCAACAATGAGCGTTTCCGCTATTAGAAAAGCGATCTTTTTAGCGAGAAACGGGCTAAAAGAAGATGGCAGTAAAGCCTTCCCTATCAAACCTATTAGGGCGGATATGGTGAGCGTTGGTGATGTAGTGGTGCAAAACACGAGCTACATTATCTTTTTAGACAGCTACCAAGCCAACCAGCTTAAAAAAGACGCGGATTTTAAAGAACTAAGAAAGCTTTACGCTTTTGCTAATGAGGATAAGGGGATCTTGTATCAAGGACTCTTAGGCGTGATCGATAATTGCCCGGTAGTGGATGCAGGAGTGTGGAATAAGCTAAATGTTGGCATGCCAAACTCTACCATAAGTGAAAGCGAGTTTAAGCATTATGTTAGTAAAGCGAACGCCAATTCTATAGTAAGCCCGGGACAGCTTAAGGATAAAATCCATAATAAAGATAAAGATAAAAAAGAAATCTCGATCGGTTGCTTGATCGGCGCGAGCAGCATTTTGTTAGCAGGCAGTGAAAACACTAACTTTTATATTGATGAAACTAAGGACGCAGGCAGAAAGTCTGTTGTAGGCGTGGATTGTATTTTAGGCGTCAGTAAAGCTAAATACCAAAGCAGCGACGGCGTGAATACACCTTATGATAATCAGGATTTTGCGGTTATTGGACTAGTCAGCAACATGGAATAATAAAAGAAAGGATTAGAAAAGATGAAACAGAGAGTTAAGACAGTCAGCTATTTAGCTAAAGCAGAATTTGACATTAAAAACGGCAGCTATGATTTATGCGCATTGCCTAGCGGCGCAGAAGTGGTGAAATGCGTTTTAGAAGTGGTGGGCGAAGTTACCACAGCTAAAGCGTCTGTAGGATTCACAGATGAAGAAAGAGTTAATTTTTTCCTGGATGAAATTAACTTGGGAGAAAGCAGATACAACACTAGCGCGAAATGTTACACAGCGTTAGACACGAAAGTGATAAGCGCTAAAATTAATAATGCATCAGGGAACGCTAAAGGCGTTTTAAGAGTACTTTATTTTTTACCTAGTGAAACGGAAGTAGAATATTGAAATTTTTATATCATAGCTTAAAAAGGATTGAACATGTTTTTTACCAACCCTTTGAACACGCCGAACTATTTTCAAAATAATAACTTGTTTAAAGACGCGCCGAGGAACTTAGGTCTAATCAATTACGGCATGCCAACTAGCGATTACTTAAACGCTCCTGAAAAAAAACAGAGCCGTTTTGCGGACTTTTTCAATAACATTGGAGGGGTTACAGGAGCGGGCATTCTAACAGGAGCTATAAGCGGTTTAGGTGGTTTGATTGTGGGAGGAATTAACGCTAATGAGCAAAACAAAAGAGCCAGAGAAAGCATGCAAATGGCAAGAGATCAATACCAAAGAGAGAACGAACGCTATGAATTGCGGGAGAAAGAGCGCCTGAACAATAACGAACAAATCAATAACATAGCTAAAAAATATTCTAGCGTGATCACAAGGCTTTGAAATGGATTTTCTAACACTACAAAACGATTTTAAGAATGATTACAACAAGGCTTTAATAGAAAATACGGAGTTTTTAGAAGCCAGAAAATACTACAACGGCAACCAAATTCCCCCTGATGTGCTAAAAATCATTTTAGAGCGCGGGCAAACGCCGATCGTGGAAAACATGTTTAAAGTGATCGTGAATAAGATTTTAGGATACAAAATAGAGAGCATTAGCGAGATACGGCTAAGCCCTAAACAAGAAGAAGACAGAGCCTTAAGCGATTTATTGAATTCATTGTTGCAGGTGTTTATACAAAGCGAAAATTACGATAAAGCCATGATTGAAAGAGATAAGAACCTTTTGATCGGTGGATTAGGGGTGATCCAATTGTGGGTCATTGAAGACAAAGACAAAAACATAGAGATTGACATTAAAGCCTTAAGGTCTGAAAGTTTTGTGATAGATTATTTTTCAACGGATAAAAACGCTCTTGATGCGCGCCGCTTCCATAAAATGCTAGAAATCACAGAGCAAGAAGCCATGATTTTATTTAAAGGCGCCACGATAAACTATAACTATGCCAATAACGAAAAGATAGCCACTGTTATTGAAAGCTGGTATAAAGAATATAATGAAGAAACGCAAAACTACGAGTGGAATAGGTATTTATGGAATAAAAGCGCTGGGATTTATAAAAGCGAATTAAAACCCTTCAAAAACGGCGCATGCCCTTTTATTGTAGCCAAGCTATACACAGACGAACTGAACCATTACTACGGCTTGTTTAGGGACATTAAGCCCATGCAAGATTTCATTAACTACGCTGAAAACCGCATGGGCAATATGATGGGGAGTTTTAAGGCGATGTTTGAAGAGGACGCCGTGGTGGATGTAGCGGAATTTGTAGAAACCATGAGCTTAGACAATGCGATCGCAAAAGTGCGCCCGAACGCTTTAAAAGATAATAAAATCCAATTTATGAACAATCAAGCGGATTTGAACGCTTTAAGTTTAAAAGCTGAACAAAAACGCCAATTGTTAAGATTGTTAGCCGGATTGAACGATGAAAGCTTAGGCATGGCAGTGAATAGACAGAGCGGGGTTGCGATCGCTCAAAGGAGAGAAAGCGGTTTGATGGGCTTACAAACTTTTTTAAAAGCTGTTGATGACATGGATCGACTTATTTTCAAATTAGCGGTTAGCTTTATTTGTGAGTATTTCACTAAAGAACAGGTTTTTAGAATCGTGGATAAAAAGCTAGGAAATAGGTATTTCAAAATCAATTCTAGCGATGATAACAGAATAAGACCGCTTAAATTTGATTTGATTTTGAAATCTCAATTGAAGATAGAAAGCAGAGACGAAAAGTGGTATAACTGGAACGAACTTTTGAAGATTTTAGCTCCCATAAGACCGGATCTAGTGCCTAATTTAGTGCCATTGATGCTAAACGACATGGATAGCCCGATCACTAACGATGTTTTAGAAGCGATACAAAACGCTAACGCTATACAACAACAAAACGCAGAAGCGAACGCGCCTTATAATGAGCAAATCCAAGCCTTACAGATCCAAAAACTACAAGCTGAAATCATGGAGTTACAAGCCAAAGCAAGCAAATACGAGCAACAAGGAGCGTTATCCCAAACCACGAACGAAAGCGAAAAAATTAACCAAGCGGTAGCGATTAGTGAGATGCAACAACAAAATACTGACAACAACGCTAACAACGGCAATAACAAGCCAAGCAAGAAATTAAAAACAAGCGATAAAACGACATGGCGTAAATACCCGAGCGCGCAGAATTTAGATTATTGAAAATGAAATTTTTAGAAGTGTTAGGAATAAGCGTTTTAGTTTTAGCGTTAGGGATTAGCTTTATTGTAGCGGTTTGTTTTTCTTTTGGAGTGCTATTTTATGAATAAGCAAAGAGCTTTAAGAGAAATGGCGATCAGAGAATTAGCAAGGCGTGATTTTTACTATTTCTTACGCTTGAAGTGGGAAAGATACGAAAATAAGCCGTTTTTAGACAACTGGCACATCAAATATTTGTGTAAGGTTTTAGAATGCACGCAAAAGAACACATGCCAAAGCGAGGAATTAATAACGCGTTTGATTTTGAACATGCCTCCAAGCTATGGCAAAACGGAAATTATCGCAAGATGCTTTATAGCGTGGAGTTTAGGCAAAGATCGGACTAAAAAAATTTTTTATATTTCTTACAGCGATGAGTTATGCAGAAAGATCGCCAACCAAGTGAGGGATTTAATGAGTAGTTTTTTTTACCAAAGTATTTTTTTTGATGAGCCTTTAGAGTTTTTGCAAAACAACTCAAGGGAGTTTATTTTAAAACCACCCAAGCAGAAATCCCAAATATCTTTAGTATTTGGGATGAATGCTTTAGTTCCGCTAGGAACTATATAAAAACCTTCAGTGAAACTAACCTTGATTTTCTATATACGCCTTGATAGTTTCAGGATTAGCTTCACCGATAGAGCAAACAAAAAATCCATCAGTCCAAAAAGTTTTTTCTTTCCAAAAGTGTTTTTGCAATAAGGGGATAAATCGTTTATCGCGCCACACTCTATAAGTGGTGATCTGTTTGATTTTAGCAATAATGGAACTAATAGACATTCTAGGGATATATTGAACCATTAAGTGTAAATGATCTATATCGCTTTCCATCGTAATGATAATGAAATGACTTTGTGTGGCTATCTCATCTATAACAGACTTAATAAAATCATTCAAATCCCCTTGCAACAACTTTTTTCTATACTTACACACTAAAATCAAATGGGCTTTTAGATTATGCTTACTTCGGTTGGTTGAAACATACCCCCTTAATGGGTAATGGTTTTTTCTCATTCCTCTATCCCTATTCATTATTTATAAAAACATTGTATAATAATACAAGATAAAGATAAGGAGTTATTTTTGCTTAACACTATTAAGTTTAGAATTTATCCTAACGCCCAACAAAAAGAGCTTATTTCTAAACATTTTGGCTGTTCTAGGGTGGTGTATAACTACTTTTTAGATTACCGACAAAAGCAATACGCAAAAGGCATTAAAGAAACTTACTTCACCATGCAAAAAGTCTTAACCCAAATCAAACGACAAGAAAAATACTATTATCTCAATGAATGCAATTCTCAAAGCTTGCAAATGGCGTTAAGACAGCTTGTGAGCGCTTATGATAATTTCTTTAGCAAAAGAGCGAGATACCCTAAATTCAAATCCAAGAAAAACGCTAAGCAATCTTTTGCAATCCCTCAAAACATAGAAATCAAAACAGAAACTCAAACAATCGCTCTCCCTAAATTCAAAGAGGGCATTAAGGCTAAATTACACAGAGATTTGCCTAAAGATAGCGTTATCAAACAGGCTTTTATTTCTTGCATAGCCGATCAATATTTTTGTTCTATATCCTATGAAACCAAAGAGCCTATCCCTAAACCTACCATCATTAAAAAAGCTGTAGGTTTAGACATGGGCTTAAGAACGCTCATTGTTACAAGCGATAAAATAGGATACCCACACATTCGTTTTTATCAAAAATTAGAAAAGAAACTCAAACAAGCGCAAAGGAGGTTAAGTAAAAAAGTAAAAGGCTCAAACAACAGGAACAAACAAGCTAAAAAGGTAGCTAGATTGCATCTAGCTTGTTCAAACACCAGAGATGACTACTTGCATAAAATCAGTAATGAGATAACCAATCAATACGATTTGATAGGGGTAGAAACTTTGAATGTTAAAGGTCTTATGAGAACCTATCATTCTAAAAGCCTTGCTAATGCGAGTTGGGGGAAATTCCTTACTATGCTAGAATACAAAGCCCAAAGAAAAGGGAAAACCCTTTTACACATAGACAGATTTTTCCCTAGCACTCAATTATGCTCTTATTGTGGGTTCAATACAGGCAAAAAACATGAAAGGATTACCCAATTCACTTGCCCTCATTGTAAGATCACGCACCACAGAGATTATAATGCGAGTGTCAATATTAGAAACTACGCTTTAGGCATGCTAGATGACAGGCATAAAATAAAGATAGATAAAAGTAGGGTAGGGATTATCCGAACTGATTACGCTCATTACACTGATGAGCGCATCAAAGCTTGTGGAGCTTCCTCTAACGGGGTTAGTTCTAAATATGGCAACATATTGGATCTAGCTAGTTATGGAGCGATGAAGCAAGAAAAAGCCCAATCGCTTTAGCGGTTGGGTAATTCACGAGACGGCGGAGGATTGTTTGTAACGACTTTAAAAAGCGCGCTCACCGGATTTCATGCTAACCAGATACTGATCGATGATCCAATCAAAGTGAGCGACATGAATTCAAAAAAAGAAGTGAATAATGTCAACATGAATTTTAAAGAGAGTGTTATATCACGTTTACAGGACACGAATTCTAACATAACCATCCTTATGCAACGATTAGGAAATAATGATTTATGCGGGTTTTTACAAAGCGAGAGGGAGTTTGATATTGAAACGATCCAAAAATGGAAGATCATACAGCTTAAAGCCTTGAATGAAAACAAAGAATTTTACAAGATCAAAGATTTTGAACACACTAGAGAGAAAGACACGCCATTATTTGAAGCTAAGCACAATAAGGAACAATTAGAAGCTTTAAGGTTGCAAATGGGCAACGATGAATTTTTTGCACAATACCAACAAGATCCAGTCGTTAGCAGTGGTGGGTATTTTGATCCGCAGTATTTTAGCAAGGTTTTCACGCATGAATTAGGGGAGATGAATACTTATATTTTTGTAGATAACGCTTTAAGCTTGAGCCACAACGCTGATAATAGGGCAATTGTGGTCGTGGGCGTGGAAAATTACAAAGAAAGCGTTAGGTATGTCGTTTTAGATTGTTTTTTTGGGATCTGGAGCGAAGAAGAAACGATTAAACACATTCTAGCGGCTAAAGAAAAATACAAGGACGCAAAAACCTATATTGAGAGCGATGGCGGAGGTTTAGTTTTGTATCGCTTGCTTTTAGTCGCACTAGCCAGACACAACCAACAAGCTAAGGAAAACAATAAAGAATTATTAAACGACGAAATTATTTGCTATACGCCAAGTAGGAGAATCTCCAAAGTGGATAAAATCAAAGCGATACGACCTTTTTATAATACCGGTTTTTTAGTGTTTAGCCATTCGGCTAACAACACCGAACAGATAGAAAAAGAACTTTTTAGCTTCAACCCGGACAAGCCGTTTAAAAAAGATGATTGTATAGACGCATTAGCGAGCGCATTAACGCATGAGAGCGTGAAAGCGCCCCTAAAACGAGAGATTAAAGCAAGCTATAACGCCAGATTTAAAGCCAAGCCAACATGGAGGATATAAGCAAAACCTAACCCTTAAAATTACCGTGCAATTAAGATTAAATAAGAGAAAAAGAAAGGCATTAAATGAAAAAAAGAAACTATATTAAAAATTTTAAAAACACTGAAAACATTAAAAAAAAGCGTTTAGCGTGTTCAAAGGCTAATGAAAGAATCTTGAAACTTTTAAAAAATAAAGGTTATAGGGACTTTATCGCTAAAGTTAAGAGCAAACAGCGAAGCGATGATGAAATTTTAGAAATTTTAGAGTTAAGCTATATTAAGATTCACGGATTAGTGCATGTGTGTTGAAAAATTTTTGAAAGTGATCCCCGCAGTGGTGTTTTTGTTTTGTGTGTTGGAAATTTTTGAACTGGTTTTGATCATTAGCGACATGAACAAAACCGAAAAACTGGAAGTCGAAATACAAAGTAATTTAAAGTTGTTAGAACACATCATTTTATTGGAAAAGAATTCACAAGGAGAGAACGATTTACAGAACAAGATCAAATAGTGCAACAGCATTTACTTGTTTTAGGTTTTGAAGTTTCAAAACTCATTCCGTATTTTTTATTAGGAATAATTGGCTTATTTGTGGGGACTTTGTATGTTTTGAGAAGTATTAGGCATGAAGAGTTTAAAAACAAAACTGAAAAAGTATTTTATATCATTCAAGGCGTGGGATCGAGCATGCTCATAACTTGGATTAGTTACGAAATTACGGATTATTTTTTTCAACTACCGCAAAGCTTATGCGTAGCGATTAGTGGAGGCATTGGGTATTTAGGGGCGGAGAGCGTGAGCGCTTTAGCGTTAGATAGTCTAAAAAAAAGGTTGTGAAATGGATTTGAAAGGTTTAGAAAACGCTTTAAATAATGGGAATTTCAAAGAGCAGGTTTATTCTAGTTTAGAGGGGGTGTATCAAATTTCTAAGGTTTTAAATCAGCTAGAACTTTTGAAAAACTTTAGCGATCACGATTTAGAAATCCTAGCAAGAATAGAGACAATTAAAAACGCTTTAGCAGGCTATGAAACAAGCGAACAAGAACTAAAAGCACAAATTAACGCTTTAGTCGCTAGCTTAGAAGCTAAAAAGCAGGAATTAGAAGCCTTGTTGAATACGCAATTACAAAGCGTTTTAACTAGCGAAAAAGAAAAGCTTAACGAAGCAGGAAGCGAACTAAAAAATAATCTTATAAGCGAACTCACAGAAGCTAAAAATAATCTAGCGAATGAATTAGAAAAATTAAAGGCTAATGCTGAAGCGTTATTAAACACGCCACGAATACAAGGCGTGAATCTGAAATTTTTAGGTATTTATGTTTATGGGCGTCAAAGTTTTTTCAAAAATGAAAGCGATGAATTTAGGGAATTGTTTGAATTTGCTACCATCCATTTACAAGCTAATAGAAGAAGCTATATTGTGCAATTTAGCATGCCTTATGAATTAAACACGAACGGGCCTTATAGCGAAAGCATGGGCGAAATGGTGTTGTGTTTGAAAGCTGATAATAAAATCTATCCGATCATCAATAGCTTTTTTCAAAACAAAACCTCTAATTTGAACAGTAATAATAAAATCGTAGACACTTACCGGGTAAATTGTATTTTCAAAACGCCAGATTTAGAAGCGGATTATAAAATAGCGGTATTTGCCAGGAAACATAAAGATTTATGGGTTAATGTAAATTATACGAGCAACACGGAAGGGTTTGAAACAAATTTTTTAAATAATGCGCGTTTTGCTAATCTAACCACGCAAAGCCTACCGAGAGATTATAATAACGACTGGGTGTTTTATAAAAAATCTCAAGCTTTAGTTTATGAAATTTTAGAATGAAGCTTTTATTTTTAGCGTTTGTTGTTAGCGTTAGCTTTAATGCATGCGCTAAACGAGTGATTTATCACGAGGTGAAAGTGCCGATAAAATGCGACATTCAACTACCATCGAGACCGACCGAGCATTTAGAAGCGTTACAATACTTAAAAGCGTTATTGATTTATACCGAAACGCTAGAAAACGATTTGAAGTTTTGCACAAAAAAATAACCCTTAAAATCACGCCTGAAATTAGCTTAAATACCAAGAAACTAAAGGAATTCAATGTATTTAGCCCTATTAGAAAGAAAACACGATTTAAAAGCGCTTGTCAGAAAAGACAAGAAAGAAAGCGGCATGTTAGGGAGTTTTAGAGTGTTTGAAAGCACGCATGATCAAGGAATAAGCGATAACGCGATCCTAAAACACTATGAAAATAAAGACGCCTTATTTAGTTGCTTTTCATTAGAAAATAGCGGAGAGCCAACGGATACGCCAAACTTAGATAAACCGATCGTAGCGAGAGATTACGAATTAGCATGGAGCGATACGAGCTGCACGGTGCCTAAAGAATACCAAAACAAAAAATGCGATAACAAACGCCATGAAGTGTTGCAACTCATAGATCCCAACAATAAGGATTTCAAAAACCGAAAGATTTTGATCCATGTAGGAAACAGCGCGCATGATACTTTAGGGTGCGTTTTGTTAGGGATGCAACACGATGAAGAAATGATTTATAAAAGCAATGAGGCAGTAAAAAAGTTTTTTGATTTAGTCAAAGACAAGGGCGTTAATCATTTTTTGCTTAAGGTGATTGATAAGGCTTAAAAATGGATACAACAAGGTTTATTAGGAATTTTGCATTATTCAAAGAAGCCTTACAAAAACAAAATTTCAACAACAAAGATTTAAATACGATGAGCATGCAAGCAGCCTTGCAGAGCGAGCAATTGGCTTTAGACGAGCAAGCGCAAGACTTACAGAACGAGCAAGTGAGGGCTAAAATGCAAATAGACTTTTTAAGTATGCAATCTAGCTTACAGGCCCAAAAAGCAAGCACACTAAACACGCTCATACAATGCCATAGTATGATCAAATCTTTAAAAGACAACGCCTTTATTAACAGGGCTAACGCTTATGTGAGTTTATTGCAAGTCCAAGCGAACGCACCAAGCGGTATTACCGAGAATAATTTTGAGAATGTTTTAAACACGATTTTAGAAATAGGCAAAGAATATAGCTCCATTAATAAGAATAGCGGAAAGGTGGTTTATAGCGATAGGGAGCAAACCGACGATCTGAAAACGATTCTAAGTAATTTGAGTAGCGAATTAGAAAAACTCAATAAAGATAGCGAAATGAATCAAATACAGCTTTTTAGCGATAAGTTAGAAGCCTTAAAGAACGAGCCGATCAAGTTATGGGGGTTTAGCACTTTATCTAACGCTGAAGAGGGCTTTTATAATGAAGCCAACGAACAGATAGCGAGCGGTAGCGTGTGCTTGTTTAGGAGCGACAAAGTAGGGAAACACATTATTTCTTTTCAAGCCCAAAAAGAAGATAAAATAATGGTTAAAAAGATCACTATTAATGTTGTAGAGAATTCTCTACAACACGGAGCGTGATTTTATCTTTTGAAAGGATTTGAACATGGCATATTATGAAAATATTACGGCAGGGCGCGGGGCGATTGATAGTTTTGCAAACGCTCTAAACAGCCAAAGGTTTGCAAATTTGATGCTCAATGAAACGATAAGCAATTTTTCTAACAACATTACTAGAGCGGGAGCATTAATTGATGAATCAAAGATCAGAGAAGACGTTTTAAAGTATCAAAGGATGCAAGATTTTTACAACAACAAGCGCAAAGATGAAGCGTTTGAATTAGAAAAAAAACAAGCGGAATTAAACATGGATTTTGCTAAGAATAGAGAAGCTTTCGCTAATTCAAGACAACAACAAGCGCTAAAGAACAACAAGCTAACTAATGAGAATTTAGAGCTATCTAACGCTTTCAAAAGGATGGAACAAGGGTGGTTTAAAAATGCCATCAATTCTTATTCACATAGTTTTCAAGCGCAAAAGCCCCTAAAAGCAAAAGCAAGTATATATTTAGGGCAAAACAAAATAATGCCAAAAGGCGCTAACGCTTCAAAAGATGCACGATTCATTCAAAATATAGGGCAATAAGGATATAGGAAACATTAGAAGTTTTGTTAGCTAAATGGAGGCAGTAGTGTGGGCTATTCTATCGTTTTAAGGATTTTAACGAATATAGCTCCCTATGTTTTATTTTTGACGATTAGCCTTTACGCTTTAAAGCTGAAAACGAGTAATACAGAGCTGAAAGAACGGCTAGACTACACGCAGGCGCATTTGATTTTACAGAATGAGAGTATTGAAAAACTGGAACTAGAAAGCCAAAAATATAAGACATTACAGCCTAAAGAAAAAGAAAAAATTAAAGAAAGATACAAGCAAGTAATCATTAAAGACCACACATGCGAAGCGAAGTTAGAAAGCTATGAAGCCCTGATAAACGCATTTAAAAAAAATAACCCTTAAAATCTTTTCATTATTTTGGTTAAATGTTAGAAAAAATTTGAGGTTATCTATGAGACTCTACAATAAAATACAAGAACTCATTAGCGAAACCGAAACACTCAAACAAAAAAATAATGAAGTGTTAGGATTAGCAAGGAACGAATTAAGCGAGCTAGTCAATCAAAAATCTAATGAAAATTTAGAAAGTTTAAAAAACACCTTCAATGACTATTTGAACGGTCAATTAGTAGAGATGCCTTTAATCGTAAAAAAAAATGTTAAGGAGCTTGTCAATAAGCAAGCGCTAACTGAAGAAGTTAGAAACGAACTTTTAAGCCTCTTTGACAAGCAAGCTATCACAAACGCCTTAAAGCAAGAATTAAAACACGAGATCAAAAGCAAATTAAATAACCTTTTAAGCGATAGATGGTTGAAAAGTGAACTACAACAGGCTAAAAGTGAAATTGTAACCGAAACCACGAACGAAACCACAAACGCCTTAACGAGCAAGATTTTAGGGATTTTAGAAAGCAAATTGAACGCTATCACTGAAAGCGTGGTTAAGAATTTAGATTTTAGCTTTTTGAAAACACAGCCACGGCTATTTTATAGCGCGATTGTAGAGAACTTGAAAGAAATGTTTTTAAACGAGCTAAAAAGCGAGTATCTACAAAAATACATTAACAGCGTTATAGAAAGTTATTTTGAGCAAGCAGAGAGGTTAAAGCTTTTGAGAGAAACGGAATTGAAAGCGTTGTGTTATTTGCAAGTGGTATTAGAAAGCAATAAAGTTAAAATGTTGCAGGACGCTTTGATGCTGGAAAATCAAAACACACAAAACGAACTAAAAATACAAAATGAAATCGCTTATAATGAAAAAAGAAAACAGCTTATAGCAGATGGCCAAATAGAAGATGAATCGTTTAAACAATTTAAGTTTAAAGTCATTTGAGAGGAAAATAAGAGATGAACGAAAACGAATTGACAGAAAGCGAAATTTTAGAAAATCAATTCAAAAAACAAAAACAAGCGCATAATAATAGCGTTGTGCTAGAAAGCTTGAAACAAGACAAAGAACAAGCGCATAATAATAGCGTTGTGCTAGAAGGACAGCCAAGCTATATCTCAACAGGAATAAAATACCTAGATAATAAGATCAAAAGCAGAAGTTTGAGTGCTTTTGATTATTATATGGCAAGGAAGTATTTAGGCATGGATTTGAATGTGAATTTAAACGGGAACTTGAACATAGTAAGCGAAAATCAAACAAGAGTGAAGAATCTAACGAGCGCTACAAGTAAAATTTACGACGGCCTAAAAGCTTTAAATTTGGGCGATAGGTTGATAGAAAAAGCGCAAGATAACAGCGGATTTTTTAGCGCGCTCAAAAGGCTTGTTAATGAAAAAACGAACGGGCTTTACGGCCTAAGTAGCGATGAAGCAGAGACCATGAACGCCTTAAAAAATTACTCTTATTCTACAGCAAGGCAGATGGGCGGACAGCTCACTAATCAAAAAATCAAAGACGCGCAAGAGATGACGAAGTTTGGTTTTAGAAGCAAAGAAGAGAACACCGCAAGATTAGGCGAAAATCAGGGGCGACTCATTCAGATTTTAGAACAAGATATTAATAATTTAGAGAGTTTAGGAGGGAGAGCGTCTGAGAGCGTAATGTTAGAATTACTAAAGCACAAAAAACGCCTTGAATACATTCAAAAGAATCAAGGCAAAATAAAATTAAAAGAATACCAACAAATCAACCTATACAGCGAACCTGAACAAGATGACGGAAAATAAAAAAGTAAATAAAGCTTACCCAAACGACTTTAAACTTAAAGTGAAAAGATACTATGAAAGGAGCTTAGAATCTAAAAAAAAGATCGCTTCAAAATTCGGCATTAGTAACAGGACCTTAGCGTTATGGGTGATGGATGGAGAGTGGGAAAATAAGGTTATTTTAAGAGAGATACAGGCCATGTATGAAACGCATGGGATGAGCATCAACGCATTAAGTAAAAAGTATGGCGTGAGCGTCAATTCAATAAGAAAGTTTAAAATACGGGACAAATGGGAAAAGAAAAAGATCATTAATGAAGCCGCCACAGTTTTAAAAGACAAGTTGACAACGGAAAAAATGGGTTTATTTTTAGACACTAAAAAAGAAGAAGTGAAAGAAGTTTTAAAACAAAGTTTAGAAAACTTAGATCTCGACCCCGTGGTAGTGGAAGCGATAGCTGAAACCAGTAGCGACGAATTGATTTTGAAAGCGATGAACACCGCCTATATTAAGAAGCAGATTTTATTTTGCGCTATCGTGGCAAGAGGTGAGCTAATTAAGATGATAAAAAGAGCAGGCAATAAAGTGAAAGACAATATAAGCATTATCGTAGCTGCCGAAAAGGTTTCTAAACTATTTATTGACGCGGGGGTTTCATTGTTTGGCAAAGAGCAGATCCAAGCGGTAGAAATTCAAGAGAATAGCGATTATAGGCAAATGAATATAAGCGAACTTATGGCGTTAGCGAACACTGATGATAATGTGAATTAGCTTGTTTTAGTGTTTCACCGTTATTTTTGCGTGAAACGCTATTTGAAGCACCCAACCGCTAAAGCGATCGGGGTTTCTCTGCTGATGTTGCCCATATTAAACGCGCTTATATAATGCTTTGAAACATTACCATCCCTTTCCTTTTTTTTTTAAAAAGAGAAAAAAATTTTTTAAAAATTTCTGATTATCACATTATGAAGCTAATTTATTTTATCTGAAGCAACATTTAAAAATGTTTTTAGGTTGGTTTTAGGTTTTCTGCGCTTGTTGGTTATCTCACAGATAGCCTTACTTTTTATTTTTATTTATTAAAAAAATTTAGCAGTAGTATTATTCTTTGCTATCTAATCTGATAATAATTAATCTTGTAGTAGCCTATTTATTGAGTTTTTAGTGGTGTGTTATTCTTTAAAATCACTTGACAATTTGGTTAAAAAATGGTTATTATTTGGCAGTTATTTTTAAAATTTGTTGTAATTGTGCCACAAGCAAAGATTAAAGCGGGCTTGATAGTAACGCTATTTAGGGGTTTTGTTGTTGGTTTTTGGTTTTGTTATTGATTGTTTTCATCTTTTAAATCCTTAAGATAGTTGAAATTCAACTTTGTGCTGTCTTTCACGTATTCTACATCAGCGATTTTAAAGGCAGTTTTGACTCCGCTAATATGCATTTTTACTCCTTGATAATCAATAGCTCATGAGATTGTTTGACATGGTTATTATCGCCTCTTTCTAAGCGGTTTTTACCCATTCTGGTTTCGCCTTGTCCCATAGTGTATTGCCAAGATGGTTCTAAAATTTTAAAATCCTTATAAGCATTCCTTACCAATTCGCAGTCATTATAACTTAAAATAAATGGCCCTTTATGCCTTTTTAACATGTGAGCTAATACTTCATGTTTAAAACCATTGTGGTGGATAGGGAAATTACGCATAGGGTAAATCCCCTTAAACATTTTAGAATTTTCTAACACATAAGGGGGGTCAAGATAGAAAAAATCATTAGGATAAGCGAGCAACACTTCTTCAAAACTAGAGCATTCCACCTTTAAACTGGGGGCGTTAAAATCTTTAATTTTTAAAAGGGCGTTTAGATAGCGTTGTTTGTCAGTGTAAATTTTACTCATCCACCCCAAAAATCCCGGCCCATAGCTTAAATTAAAGTTAAAGTAATAATCTCTAGCCAAAATTAAAGGGTCTAAAACGCATTCTTTTTTATAATGGGCTTTTAACTCTTGCTTGATAATGCTGTAAGTTTCTTGA